AAGCCTCTGGTTGCAAACTTCATTGACGTAGCAGCGCGTGACTTAGCAGAAGCGATGGCACCCCTGCCATCCTTTAACTGCTCAGCAACTAATATGGTCTCGGATGCTGCTCGCAAAGCGGCAGATACTAGAACTCGTATTGCTAACTTCTATGTTTCAAACTCTGATCTACAGCTACAGATGTATACCGCAGCAGACTGGTATAACACCTATGGTATGTGTATCGGTATGGTCGAGATGGATTACGATGATAACAACCCACGTATCCGTATGCTCAATCCATTTGGAACTTATCCAGAGTTAGATCGCTATGGTCGCACCTTATCTTTGACTCAGGTTATTATCAGCGATGCTGAAACGCTAGCTGCCCAGTATCCAGAGTTCTACGAACAAATCCTTGGTAGAAACAACTACCAACTAGGTTCTCCTTATGTGTCAATGGTTAAATACCACGACAAAGATCAAGACTTGCTTTACTTACCAGAACGAAAGAACCTAGTACTATCACGTACTCCTAACATTCTTGGTAAGTCTATGGCACGTACCGTGATGCGCTCATCTTTAGATGGCGAAGCACGCGGTCAGTTTGATGATGTGCTCTCTGTTCAACTTGCTCGAGCTCGCTTTGCAATCCTTCAGATCCAAGCAGCAGAGAAATCTATCCAAGCACCTATTGCTATTCCACAAGATGTTCAGGAACTTGCCCTCGGCCCTGATGCCATTATGCGTTCTGCTAATCCGCAAGGCATTCGTCGTGTTCCATTAGAACTTCCCGCTGGAGTATTTACTGAATCCAGTGTATTAGAACGTGAACTTCGTATGGGTGCTCGATACCCAGAATCTCGTTCAGGCAATATGGACGCATCTGTTATTACAGGTCGCGGAGTTCAAGCGTTACAAGCTGGCTTTGATACACAGATCAAGGCAGCACAAGCACAGTTTGCTAGATTGTTTACCGAACTTGCCTCACTTTGCTTTGAAGCAGATGAGCAAATCTTTGGTGGAATCCCTAAGACTATTAAGGGAACCGATGACGGTACACCTTATGTACTTAAATATATTCCATCTCGTGATATTAAAGGCGAGTACGGCGTAGATGTACGCTACGGAATTATGTCTGGTATGGATCCTAACCGTGCCATCATTGCTTTACTACAAATGCGTTCAGACAAACTTGTATCTCGTGACTATGTACGTCGTGAAATCCCTATGGATCTAAATGTTACTCAGGAGGAACAACGTGTTGATATTGAAGAAATGCGCGATTCTTTGCGTGTTGCTGTTGCACAGTATGCTCAGGCGATTCCGGCTCTCGCGGCGCAAGGCCAAGACCCTTCCGAGATTATCAGCCGTATCGCAACTGTTATCCAAGGTCGGCAAAAGGGCCAAGCACTAGAGAACATTATTGAAAAAGCATTTATGCCAGCACCAGCACCAGAACCAATGATGCCACCAGAGATGGCGGGTATGCCTGGCGCAGAACAGATTCCAGCAGCAGGTGCGGCCTCCGCCCCTGCCTCGCAGCAACCTCCAAATCCACAAGGCGGTATGGCCCCTGCTGCTGGTCAAAAACCCGATATAGCCCAACTACTAGCTGGTATTACCGGCGCAGCATAAATGGAGGAGGTGTAATATGAATAAAGGATCACGCGCAGCAGCACCTATGGCTAAGCCAAAGGAAGGCAAGATGGACCACTCAAAGCCAGCAGGCGGCAAAGTAATGCCATCAATGATGCCAGCAGGACGTAAAGGCAACGCAGTCAAAAAAGGATAAATTTTTTATAGGAGGTGTACTGGGTGATGAACGATAAGATTCCTCGCCCAGTGCGCCTTTCTGATTTTCTAGTAATACTTACAGGTTTTATTCACAACATAGCGCAAACATTTGAAGCTATGACAGGTGAACTAATGGAACTATCCATTTATCATTCTAACCAAAAGACGGAAACTATTCGTGCTTGGGAAGATATGTCCGCAGATTTAGAAAAGTTAGGAGAAGAAACAGATGGCTGAACCAATGAATCCATTGGCCGGAGTTTCAGGTCCTGGCAAATACGCTGTTCGCACGGATAATCTACAGATGGGTTCTACCTCATACGGCGAAGGCGTAGAGACTGCCGCAATTAAGTCAGGTTCGCCTCTTTCAAGAACTCCAGATCAACGCCCAATGCCAGCAAACGAAGTTCGTGCCGCTGCAACACAGGGTTCTGTAACAGGTTTATATGATCCAACCCAAAGACCAGATTCACCAGTTACTACTGGTATTGATATGGGTGCAGGAGCAGGATCTAACGCCCTTATGATGTCTAAGCCAGCAGATGACTCAGAATTTAGAATAAAGATTGAAGCATCAAAGTCAGTGCTTGCTTACATAGCAGACTTGCCTAACACATCACCAGAAACTCGCGCTGCGATCAAAGACTTATGGAATATGCAGTGAGTTTATGGAATCGAATTGGTGATATAGCTTCGACTATTGCTAAAAATACAGTCAAATTTGGCGGCGAAGTCTTTGGTGGCGCTAGTAGTGTTGCTCGTGTTGGCTGGGATATTGGAACAGCGCCTTGGAATAATGCTGCTGAATTTAACGGTTTTTCTAATACCTTAAAAAATGCTTGGGCACCAGAGAAAAAAGATATAATTAAACCATTGGCATCAGCCGGTGGAGCAATTATGAAAGTTCCTGGCGTTCAGCCTACTCTTGAGCGTATTAATTATGTTAACCAGCAATATATTCGTGAACCATTAACTACTTTTAACCTTGTACAAGGAGATATTGCTAGCGGTCGAGTACCAATAACGGATATATTTAATCCTAATGAATGGCGTAAAGCCTACACAGGCGCTCAAGATATTTCATATGGTCAATCATTTGTAGGTTTATACCGTACATATTACGATCCAAAATTTAATATCTATGACCCACGCGAACGCGAACAAGCATTTAATAAAAGTGCTTGGGGTAAAGGTTTATCTGGTGGTATAGATACTCTTGCTCAAATTTTTGGTGACGTAACCATTGTTGGTGCTAAGGCTGGATCAGCCCTTAAAGCAAGTAGCTTAGCAACTGGTAAATTAAAAAATTCAGACATAGTTGCTAAAGCAGCAGAAGATTTAACTAAAGCACAGTACGGCGAAACTAATCGCTTTACTAAAGTTATTGATGACTTTACTGCTAATGATTCTATTTATGCAATTAATCACCCAATGATTAAAGCATCAGATCAGCCAGGACTACTTGCTCATTTGCTTGGCGAGTCTACTGACAAAGATACTACTGCTCTTATACTTCGTACAGCAACCGGTGATCCAGCAGCTATGGATGAACTTGCTTTTGCGCGTGCTGATATGAAAGATGCTCTTGCTAAGGCTCGTGCGGATCTGTCAGCAGTAGATGAATACAAACTATTTTCTGCACCAGATGGAACTGGAATGATTCCATTCCTAAACGATAATCCTGGTGTTATTGCTGAAGCTGAGGCTAATTACGCAGCACTTGCTAAAGCAGATACTGAATTTGCAAAGATGATGGGTCTTGGCATCGGCGGCGGTACGCTTGCTCGCACAACTGGTGTATTAACTCAGGGTGTTGAAGACTTTATTGCCAAAGCCCGTTCTGCTCGATTTTACGATAAGCCTGTTGGAACTCCTGATATTGAAATATTTCAGCCAACTCCATTTCATCGTTTGTACCAAAAGATTTCTTGGTCACAAAACGAACGTCCTGCTGGCATAGTTGATTTTAATGATCCAGATTCATACAAGGAAGTTGTGGCAACTCTTGAGCGCTTACGCACAAGTACTGCTATACCAGGCGTTCCTGCTACGATGAAAAGAATTAACGCTTTATCGGATGAGCAAGCTAACTCTTTGCTTGATTCTTATATGGGAGCAACCACTCCAGAGGCTCGCAGCCTAGCTATGTTAAATATTGAAGCTGCTGGTGTTCGTGCTGTTGCTGCTAAATATGAAGGCATTGATCCTGAAACAGCAGATCAAATTTACAATACTTATGCGGGTGCTCGAACCTCTGCCCTAAAGTCTATTAAAGACAGAGGCTTTATGGTTGATCTTGATGATGAAATTCTTAGGGTTCCGCAGTTTGAATCACAGACTGCTAACCAGCTTCCAATAATGGACTTTGATTTACTAGATCGTTTGCTCAAACAAAATTCTTCAGCAATCAGTGCGCTTAAAGGTGCGTTAACAGACAAGCCGTTAAGCGTTATTGATCTAGTACAGGACTTGTTCAAGGCTGGAGCGCTACTGCGCCTTGGTTACACGATCCGTAACGGCGTTGATTCACAGTTACGTATCTTAGCATCTGTTGGTGCTATGACTTCTTTACGTCATCTAGGTCCTGGCCTTAAAAATATTGTTAATAACACAGTACGTGTGCCTGCTCGATTGATTGATACCTACTTACCAGTACATAGCGGTATGTCTATCAAAAATGTACAGCAATCTACTACTAGTGTTATTAGGGAACTCAAAGAACTTAAAACTAAAATTGCTGAAGGCGAAGCAAAGTTATCTTTGCGTCCTGACGATCTTGATTTAGCCGGTGAAGTAAACACTCTTAGACTTCTTCAAGAAGAAAAGCTAGCTATTTACAATCACTACACAGAAACTATTAATAAGTTTGGAACCGTTACACCAAAAGACCGAATTGGTAACGGATCTTATGACATTACTACTAGCGATGGCACAACCTATCAACTATATGACGCCTTTGGTGGCCCATTAGGTGAGATGTTTAGAAAGATTGCCTCATCTGGTAACACTTTTCAGCGTATGGTTGAAAGCAACAGTGATATGTATGCTCGTAAACTCCAGACAAAAGGCTTTGGCAAAGTAAGTCCTACTGATCCAGGATACTTTGAGCAATGGTCACAAACATTGCGTCAGCAATTTGGTAACTCTGCTGTTGTTAAGAAA